TCGCACTTCATGGCAGGGCTATCGTGCCACTGACACGATAGCCCTGCCATGAAGTGCGATAGGTGGCTTCCAGATAGTCTGTCGCTTTGACCAGTGCCGTCTGTTTGTCAGCAGTCAGCAAATCAGCCCATCCAGCCACGCCACGTTCTGCCACATAGGCATCGGCGGCAGCAGTGCTGGCAAAGCTGTTTGCGGTTGCTGAACCGGAACCAGTTTCAACGACAAAGGCCATCAGTCGTCAGCCTTCTTGGCAGCAGCTTTCGGTGCGGCAGCGGGCTTGTCGGCCACTGGCGCAGGTTTGGCATCTTCAGGCGCGAAGATCGCGTCCATGATCTTGAAGCCTTGACCGACCAGTTCAGCCTTGCGTTCAGGGCTGATGGGATGCGGTTCATAAATGATCTTGGCGTCGGCCATGATGGTTCCTTTTCAGATGGCGTGAAGGCGGGCAGGCCGAAGCCCACCCGCCAACACTGTTTCATTAGAACGCAACGTCAGCCGAACCGATGGTGATGACACCAGCGGTCTGCTTGATGTCGGTGGCGATCTTGTCCCAGTTGGAACCAGTGGCCAGTTCGGCATCAGTCGGCGACTTGCCGCCGTTCGTTTCGTCCCAAGTGTAGCCCTTCAGGCTGACACCGAACGAATAGTCCACCTGCATCGTGGTTTCGATGCGCGTGTTCCCGTTCGTGGTCTGGACGTTGCTGATGACATCGCCGCCATCATAGACAACAGCCGCACCATCAGCCAGACCCAAAACGCGATCCTTGTTTGGCGTGCCAGCCACATAAAGCGCAGGCGCGTCAGTGACGATGACTGGACGGCCCAGAATATCGACCACGGTCACATTGCCAGCGTTGAAAAGCGTCGGCGTGTTGGCAAGGTTCTGGCTGATCAAGCGGTGGAACACCGAACCAGACATGACATTGGCAACGATAGCAGACGAATAATCGCCGAACTTCGAATTCGCCTTGTTCATGGCCGAATAGGTGACAGCCGCAGGTGTGGCCGAAACATCGTTCGTTGCAGAAGCCTGATTGGCAATAGCCGCACAAAGCGCAGCGATGGCAGTGTTCAACTGATCCTTCATCAAGGCTTCAGCGAAGTTGCGCGATGCGACTTCAATGCCTTCGGTGGTGGGCTTCTGAAGCCAAGTAAGCTGCGAAGGCTCGAACTTGATCGGGCCAAAGCCGCCGCCGACCTTCACGCCAGACTTCTTCAACTGCGAAAGATCGGTCGCCGATGCCGAAGCAATGGACGCATAACGATCAACGCGGCGCTGTGCGCTATGCACGGCAGCGAAGAAACTTTCCTGAAGGAAGTCGCCGTCAAAGCCAGCGGTCGTCAGGCGGATTGCGCCAGCCGAAGCACCGTTGAATTTATCAACCATCTGCGCCAGCGTCTCAATCGTCGCGGGCATGATATACTGGTTGAAGACCTGCATTTGCGAAAGTGCCATGGTATTGTTCCCTTGTGTTTGTGCCTATTTAGGCGGTTGGCAGTTCAGGGAACATTGACTTGATCGCAGCGCCACGTTCGGACTTTGACCCGCCAAGGTTCCCCTTGTTGGTATTGCCACCAGTGCCGTTTCCGTTTCCACCCGCAGCGCCGCCGCCAGTGTTCGCAGGTGCTGAAACGAAGTGCTTGCCTTCGTCGCTGGCTGCCCACGCAGAAACCGCATCAGTCAGCGGTTGATCACCCATGAACGCTGCAATGTTTCCGCCCTCGTCCTTGATCGTGGCTTTGCTTTTCAGCATTGCCTTGACCGCTGGCATCATTTCGGGCCGAACACCTGCCTTCAACATCGCATCAGATAGGCCGTTGTCGATCAGATAAGACTGCAAAGCTGTGTCCTTGCTGGCCACGACCTTCGTCAAATCTTCGAACTGCTTCGCTGCGGCCTTTTCGGCCTTGGTCAGCTTGCCCGTCAAATCCTCGACCTGCGTCCTAAGCTGTTCGTGTTCCACCGGGTCGATTTCAACACCCTTGGCTTTTGCCTTGGCTGCTTTCAGTTCCCCCAGAAGTTCGCGGTTCTTGGCGCTCAACGCCTCAACAGCAGTTTTCAGGTCTTCGTTGTCTTCAGTGCCTTCGCTCATGTTTGGTTGTCCTCTGGACTGTTGGTGGCCACTGGCCGGTTCGTCAACATGGCGCTGCCATGATCACGGTTGGCGTCACAATAGCACGACTTCGACCGTGATGCTAGATCGTGCTTTAGGTGTGATCAATAGATGCGATCTGGTTCACTTTCCAGTTCTGGCTGTGGCAATGCAATGCCCAGCCGCCTTGCTGTGTGGAACTCCATCATCGACGGCCCCGGCATATAGGTGCCGATGGCCAGTTCTTGCGCATAGGCCACTTCGACAACTGATAGCGGGCCGTTTTTATAGGTGGTGCCGTCAGGCGGCTCATTGGTGACTGTGAAGCCACCATCGACGCATTCGACCCTGAAGGCCATGTCGCCAATCTGCATGATAAACACTATTTAATGTTCCTTATGATTTCCAACATCAGCTTGAAATAGTCAGGGTCTTGAACGGCAAAGTCACGCGGGTCGGCAATGATGCGCTCCATGCCCATCGTCACCAGTTCCGTTGCATTGCTTGGATATAGCTTGCCCATGTAGGCACTGCCGCCGCGCTTAATCCATGCGTCTTCATAGGCGACTTCATAGCTGCCATATGCACTGTTGCCGGTGATCTCGCTCAACTTCCTTGGTGCGATGCCGCCGCCGCGTTCAACTAGAAACGCCTTGGTCTTGGTGCTGATGTCAGGATGCGCATATTCCAGATCGTGCATCATTTCGTGAACATAGGTTGAAAGGCTGGTGTCCTTGTTCACATGAATTGTGCGGTCTGCGTCGGTATAATAGGCGCGGTTGCCCTTGTTATATTGAACCGAAATATTCGGCAGCACATCACGATCAACCAAACTGGCGACGATCCTTGCTGCTTCTTCGGTCTTTTGCCGCATAGTTGGCCCGACCTTGCCGACGACGATGCTGGCCGGGCTGCCGCGACGATCTGCTGGCAGTTCGATCACTTTCAGCATGGATGCGGTTTCAGTCTTTTTCACTCGATGAAAGACATCGTTTGCTTGCCAATATCTGTCGCGCATCGCGGCGCGGGCAATAGCTTCATCCCGCGTGGTTGAAGGCCCGTTCTTAGTCACTGCGTCCAGTTTATCCCTTGCATCAACATATTCAGTCAGCGCGTTTTCATAAGCGTCAGAATAGCGATAAGCCTGCATTTCCTGCACCAGCGCGTCGATGGCATCGACAGTCTTGGCAGTGGCCGCGACGACATTCGCAGCGACCGATGATGCAGCGCCATATTGCGCCTTCAGTTGCGCCAGCGTCAGCGGCACACCGCGTGCGTCCAGCAGGTCAGACAGCGTGATCGTCCCGGCCCGCCATAGATCGGCACGACCCACACCCAGCATTTCGTCAGCGAAGCCCGGTGGCTTGCCCTTCAGGAAGTTGTCGAAGGTCAGATCGGCTGCGACCTGCCCATCCATGCTGCTGCGCGTGGTGGGCGACAGGTCAGGCCCGGCACCGCCCAGTTCTTCGAATGACTTCGTGACCGGGATCGTCGTTGACCGGCAAGCCCAGTGCGCAGGTGGCCCGCCGCCCCATGGGATTTTGTGGCCGATGGGCTTGAAGTCAGGGATCGACCACGTTTTGCCACTGCGGGCCATGCAGATCAGGGTCGTGCGGCTGTCCAGCGTGCTGATCCACTGCACGGCCTTGATGATGTCGGCATTTTCCAGATAGGTCGCCAGCCGGGCTTCGTTCGCGATGGTCTGCACTGCGGTGCGCGTGATCGACATGGCATCCCGGCGACCGCGTGGCATGACTTCACCGCCCTTGTCACCACCGGCACCCAGAATGCGCTTGGCGATCTGTGCGTTCGTTTCGCCCAGTGACACGCCCACCTTGACGGCCCGGTCGATGTCGAAGCGCATTGATCCTTCCAACTTGCTGAACCAGTCGCCAAAAGTCGCGCCCTGCACCAGTGCCGTGTCGGCGACCGATTGCAGCACCTTCTTCGGCGGCAGCGCGATGTCGATGCCGACCTTGCCGACCGCACCCTGCGCGAACTTGGCTTCCATACTGGCCAGATCGGTCAGGTCAGGCCGCTGAAGCTGCACCAGCCCAGCCAGATCGCCGATGGCCTGCTGAAGCCTGCGCCCCTGATAGCTGGTGAATTCCTTGCCCGACCGAAGCTGCGCTTCAAGCCTTGCGGCCACATCGTTCAGGTGATTGTTCAGCTTGATGTTCTCGCCTGCGATCACCCGGCCCAGCAGAAGTTGGCGGATCGTCATCAGGTCGTTCAGTTGGTCAGAAGCGTTCATCAGATGCCCACCCGGTTGACGGTCAGCACCACGCTGGCCGTGGAAGGCAGCGCGACCGGATCGGTGCGTGCTGGATAGGCTTCAAGGCTGATGCCTATGGTTTCAGCCGTCCACATAATTTGCAGGGCATCGCCTGCATTGAAACGCAGAAAATAGTTCCAGCCGATGATTGAATGCCCATCAATGTTGCCGTGTCTTCCCGGCACGCTGATGCGGCCAGCCGAACCGGCAACATCGACACCATTGACCCGCAGCCACACATTCACATCGTGTTCGGCGGTGTTGTCGCTTGTAAACTGGCCAGACCATTGAATGTTGTAAACGCCATTATTGCTGATCACGACCTGCGTGGCGTCATCTGGCTTCATCAGCACGCCATAGCTGAAGTCGGTCAGACCGAAGATCATCGGTGTGATCACGTTCGCACCCGTAGTCGTCTGGCTGTTCAGGTCTTGGAACGCGCCATAAAACACTGGCAAGCCGCCACCGCCTGCGTTTTGCCACCTCGCCGATCCAACGCTGCTGTTGACTGGTAGCTTCAGCGTGAATTCCCGCCCATCGGTCAATGTGACTGTGAATTCACCGGCCTTGCGCTGTTCCACGCCAGCCACACCGACGCCATCAGCACCAGCAGGGCCGCGAATGCCATCGCGACCATCCACGCCATCACGGCCATCAGCACCGCCGCTGCCGTTCTTGCCATCTTTCCCATCCTTGCCGGTCAGGTCGGCACTGTTTTGTTCGAACCATATATCGACAGCCAGCGAAATTTCGTCAGCGGTCGGTGGCCTTCCCTGTTCTCCATCCTGACCATCATCACCATCAGCGGGCTGTGTGATGTTGTCTTCAAGCCAAGCAGCCGCTGCCGCCTTGATCGCTTCTTCAGGCGCAGGTGGCGCATCTTGACCGGCTGGCCCTTCTGGCCCCTGTTCGCCTTGCGGCCCGCGTTCTGGCCGCATAGCGGTCAGGTCGCCGACCTTCTTCGAAAGCAGCGCGATGGCTTCCACCATCGAAGCGATAAGATCATCCCTGATTGCCATTAAAGCCCCAGACGATTGCGCAGCGTTGCCAGAAGATTGTTTTCGCCCGCCGCGACTGCCGGGTCGATCTGATCCTGCTGGCCTTGTTGTTGCATAGGTTCAGCGATGCTTGGCCCCTGATCTTCAAGCTGCTGCTGATATTCCTCGAATTCCATGTCAGGGCTGACAATCTCGCCGCGCTGAAGATTGTCGAACAGGACAGACAGCGGGATCGCATCGCCCTGATAGGCACCCATCAGCGCCGTCAACATCTGCGGCTGCATCCTGCTGGCACCGAAGTCGGTGTTCAGGCTGAATTCTGCTTCCTCTGGCGCACCGACCCAGCGTGCCATCCAGTTCAACGCCCGCGTCATGGCGTCAGATGCCGACCGGCTGATCGAAGCCAAGACCGACCGTTCACCGGCAGTCTTCAGTTCGGTCGTGCCGAAGGCTTCAGCCGTGCGCTTGTCGTCGGCCAGCATTCGTGCGCCCAGCACGGCCATGCGCTGTTCTTTCGCCTTCAGGGCCGTTTCCAGTGCGCCAAGGCCAGCCCCGGTGAATTCCATGAAGCCGACATTAGCCGCCGGATCAGGGAACACCCATGCTGTCATCGACCCCAGCGAAAGCGTCTGGCCTTCGGCAAGCTGCACGCCAGCCACATAAGGCGTCGGCAGCCCGGTGAAGTGCAGGCCGTGTTCATAGTCGGCGCTGTTGCGATAGTGGGCCAGATTGGTGTCCACCAAGTCGATCAGCGGTGGCTTCTGCACGGCATCATCGCACGAATTCGCGCCCAGAATTTCAAACGGGATGAAGTTCATGGGCTGGCCGCGCATCAGCGGATAGACTTCGCTGCGCAAGTCCATTTCATCGTCAAAGATGCGCACCCGATAACCTTCAGGCGTCAGATCAAGCACGCGATATTGCGTGTCTTTTTCGATCACGAATTCGTTGTTCTCTGCCTCGTCCAGCGTTTCCTGAAGCACGACCATGGTCAGCACCCTTGCGCTGTTCACGATGCTAGTGCGCCAGTTCAGGATCGTTTCGGCCTTATAAAGCCGCAGGAACGGTCGAATGTTCATCTGTTCTGCGATGGCGACCGTGACACCGGCAGGCACATCGGCAGGATAGTCAGCCATGATGCCGACCCGACCGACCGCGATCTGTTGTTCGACCATCTGTTCGCTGAATTCGCGCAGGTTCGTGGCCGACAAGCTGATGTCGGTCGTGAACGGTTCGATGGCCGTTGGCAGCTTCCACTGCGGGTCTTTTGCGAAGATCATGCCGGTCAGGGCATCCAGCGTGCGGCCAGTCGCGTTGAAGAAGCCAGCGCGTTCGGCATAGGCGGCGTATTCAGCCACGGTCTGCGCAGACAGGCGCGGCAGATAGACATCACCTGCGCCAGTCGGGTCGAACAGCGTGCCGGTGAAGCGTTGCGTGGCCCTGCCGTTCGACAGCACCGCATCGCGACCGTCGATCACATCGCGGCACCGCTTCCACTTCAGGCGGTTCTTGTCATAGTCTTGGTGGGTCGTATTTACTGCCATTGGTCACACTCCTGCGATCTGCGCGAATGCGACAGGGCCGCGTGCTATGCCGAACTTGTAGCATAGAAAGTAGCCCAGCGCATCGTTCAGGTGATCTTGGTTTCCTGTTTTGTCTGGTTCGCCGTTCTTGTTGTAAGCCTGCTGTTCCAATCCTTCGACCAGCGTCGGGCATTTATCGAAGTTCACCCGCAGTCGGCGCGTGCCTTGATTGTTGATCAACTGGTTCACCGCCAGCACGCGATCCTTCACTGCCGGGTTGCGGTTGTTTGCCAGCACCGTGAAGCCAGCCGACCGAAGAAGCGTCAGGTCTGACAGGCTGGCATTGACCGACTTGGTGGCCTGACCGCTGGCGTCTGGATAGACCGTGATCGAATGCCCGGCTGCCTTATAGCGGTTCACTAGCACACCGCACATTGTTGGCGTGTCCCGCACCTGCGTGACTTCTTCTAGCGCCAGCGGGCTGCCGTCGCGGATCACGAAGACGACCGCGCTCATGTTGTTGACGTTGAAGTCCATCCCGATGTGAAGTGGTTCGCCCGGCCTGATCGTGGCGTCGGTGCCATTCAGGTGCCGGTCGAACTCATGATAGACCGATCCTGCGGCCAAGTTGACGAATTCACCGTCCAGATAGGCAGCCAGCAGGTTCGAGGGATAGCTGTTTTGCAGGTTCTGGATATAGTCAGGCGGCAGATTGGCAGCGTTTTCGATGGTTCGCGCCTTAAACATCACATAGCCCGGCGCTGGCTGCTTCTGCCAGCGTTCATAGACGAACTGGAAGCCTTCAGGTGTGGTCGCCACGGCCACCGTGTTCGCCATGGCGCACTTCTGCCGGTTGCGTGCGATCACCTTGTTCCACGCATCCCGCGCCTTCTTCTTCGGCAGCGTGTCAAGTTCGTCGCAGATCGAATGCGCGACTTCATATCCGACGATGCTTTCGGGATGCGACAGCGACCTGAACAGAATGCGCCCAGCACCGGGAAATTCGATGTGCGGTGATGTGCCGCCACGCATCTTGAAGGCCCAGCCCTTACGTTCGCACAATTCAGGGAACCGGCGCATGGCGATGTCTTCGACCAGCGGGAACGACGGCAGATAATAGGCGATGTCGCAGCCCTTGAACTGCGTCTTCAGCGCCATGGCCCTTGCAATGGCCGCAGCGGTCTTGCCCGATCCGAAGCCACCAATAAAGGCGGGGAACGGTTCCCGACTGGTCGCGAATGCGCGTTGCGTCAGCGTCAGGGCCATCAGCAGAAGTCATCCACCGATGCGGGCAGTTCCTTGGTCGTCACCGTCACCGCCGACCGCTCGACATGAACGCCAGCAGCCTTCCCGCGTGCGATCTCCGCACTGATGGCAGCCGATAGCTGCCCAGACGACACCGCAGCGTCACGCAGTGCCTTCAGGTCGTCCAGATGGCCTTCTAGCGTCAAGACAGCGGCCTGCGCTGCCACCTGACGCAATTCATCGACCCTTGATGAAACCTTGGCGTTCGACATCACCTTAGACGCAGCCTGCCAAGTGCTTTCAGGCTTGGTCGATGGCCGCACACTGAAGGCCGCACGATAGGCGTCAGCCAGCGATTGCCCGCTGGCCACTTCCTGTGCGAACTTTTCCTGTTTTGGCGTCAATCCTGACAAGCGCAGCACCCCGATCTTGTTATTCACTGGTCACAATAGCACATTCTTGAAACGAATGCAGCCGGGCATCAAGCCCGGCCACATCTTCACACACTGGCATCACGCAACATCGCTTCAATGGCCAGCGCCACTGGCCCGCTGAAGGCGATCTGGCCGCTTTCCCACCGCCTGACGGTTCGGCCACCATTGGCACCAAGGCGAAGCGCAGCAGCCAGCCCTGCGGCAGACAAGCCAAGCCTGCTTCGGGCTGCCCGCAGGTCTTCAGGTGTTGTGATCATGTCGCTTGTCCTTTCGTGGTCTGTAATCTGGAAATTGCGCACCCGCGACCTTTGCGTGCCGCTTCAAGGTTCTGACCTTGCGCCCAGTGGCACCACTTAGGCTTTCCAGCGTCCTGCCCTGTTCTGCATAGACGCCCAGCAGCCGGTGAAGCAACTGCGTTCCATATCGCACTTCAGTCATCATCCCTATTCCTCAATTCCAGCAATGGCCAGCGCCAGCACTGCGTCGATGTGATCGTTCATGGCATCAGACAGGCCACCAGACCGGCGCAACATCTTCAGCGATCCAAACATGACAGGCGCAGCGCAGATCATCGACACGTTCGGCCTGCCTTCATCGCCATGCAGCGGCACCATGCAAACAGCGAATGCGTCTGTGATGCCCGCCAGACCTTCTGGACGATCCAACTGGCCGATGATCGCGACAGGCATCGCTTCTGCGCTCACCGCGACCGCCATGATGCCCCATGGCCCCGGTGTGTGCTTTCCTTCGATGCTCATGACTTCAGCC